AACGCACAGTGATGGAAGGAGCAAACGATATAACATATGAAGTAGAATATGACATCTATCCAATCGATGATGATCAGTTGAAACCTTCTACTCATAATGCAGCAGTTCCAGCCGAAGGTACATTGGGGGCTTATGCTACAGATGGCGTAACTCCAGTATATCCATCAGATGAAGAAGAATCTGGGTCTTTATAATAAAATATCGAAAAAAAAGATACTTAACAGAATGAAGGGGATTTGTGAGCTTCTTTCCTTCCTCAACTTCCCCTTCTGCAAAACTTTTATAGAAGGAAAACCGAACATAACATAAACTCATAAAGAACAAAGGAAAGTAACATGAGTAAAACCGAAAAGTTATTAAATGCTGAAGAATTGTCTGAAAAAGTTCGTACAACTATTGAAGAAGCTGGTAAAGAAGCTGAATCCGTTGAAGAAGAAAAGCCAACAGAAGAAGTCAAACCAGAAGAAGAAACCGTCACAGAAGAAAAAGAAGACGAAGTAAAAGATTCCCAAGTCCCTGCAGAAGAAAAAAAGGAAGAGGTGAAAGAGGAAGAACCTTCTGAAGAACCTGAACCTACTGAAGAGGATTTGAAAAAGTTTGCTACAGAGAACAATATTCCGAAATCTATTGGTCTTGATGTAGTAAAAGAATGGAAGAACTTACCAGACAGTGTAAAATCAACATTGGTAAGAAACGCTCAAGATGCAGACAGATTCGCTTCAAAGTACAAAGAGAATCAGTCATACGAACAAAAACGCAGAGAAGAACTTGGTAGTGCAAATGCTTATATCAAACAGACTGCACGTAATGCCAACATCTCCGAAAACCAGGTAATTAAGAATGTAGTAGATTGGGTTGCTGCGGTAGAGGATAATCCAGATGCCACTCTTAATCAAGCTATCGGTACAGTGATCAAAGTAAGAGATCCTATAACCTTGATCAATACTGTTATGCAAAGATATGGTATTTCAGAGGAACAATTGAAAACTCCACGCCAATTCTCAGAACAACAAAGAATTGACTATGAGATACGTGAAGCACAGAATCGTAGACAACAAGAACGTACTCAATTCTATAATTCTGTTGCAAATGAAGATGCTGTAGTCGAAGAAGCCAGAGAAGCTGTTGAAGACTTCAAATATTCTCATCCTGAAGCTATAAGTTTATTGGATGATGCGAAGTTTAATAGAATAGTTGCTTTGGAAAGATCAGAAAGTCCAGATAAGTCCGCAAAAGAAGTCTTGGAATCTGCTTATGCTTTCTTCAATGATTATCAGCAAAGAACTCAACCTGCAGCTCCAGTCGTAGAACAACCAAAACCAGCTGTAGATTTGAATAAGAAACTTCAAGCTGTATCTCTGAAATCTACCCCAAACACAGCGACCGAAGAAAAGAAATTTACCTTCGATCCAAATAATATGTCAAAAACTATCTCAGATTTGAAAGCCAGAGTGCACTCAAAACTGGGACAATAAAATAACATAAGAGGAAATTACAATGGCAGGAAATGCAAACTTCAATGATTTGTATTCAGTCTATGTAGATGAATATCTACCAGGCTTGAAAGACAACTATAAAAAACAATCAAAATTGTGGGATCACATGAATTCTTTGCGTGGTGTTCGTAAAGATACAGGTGGTGTTACATTGACAGAAGGTATTGAATACTCAATGAACGGCCAATATATCCGTTATACTGGTGCAGATTCATGGGGTACATTACCATCCAACCCATTCTTGACACGTGCACAATATTTACGCCGTCAAGCAGCAGCTACAATCGTTGCAACTCGTACAGAAGAATTGGCAAAAACTGATGCAGTTACCAATGAAGACGAAATTGCACGTAAAGTTATGAACGCAGGTAAAACAATTGCCAACGGTTTGTGTGGTGATTTGTATTCTGACGGTTCTCAAACAAACCAAATGGATGGTTTGCAAAAAATCGTTGCTGATGCATCTGGTGTAACTGTTGGTGGTATTGATCCTACTCAAACAGGTAACGGCTTCTGGGAAAACTATCGTGCAAACATTGCAGCAAATGCTTCTGTTATCGATGCTATGGAAGATGCTTTCTTGGGTACTTCTCGTAACAACGATAGAGTTGACTATATCGTAGCTGACAATGGTTTGTTCAAACGTTATTTCTCAGCATTGCAAGCACAACAACGTTTCGTAGACACATCAAAAGCTTCTGGTGGGTTCATGGAATTGGATTACTGCGGTGTTCCAGTTGTATTTGACCAAGCTATGGCAGCTTCAACAGGTATGGGCGGTGAAATCCCAGCAAAACACATGTACTTCATCAACACAGATAGTATCTTCGTACGTCCTCACGTAGATTGCGAAATGAAAAAACGTGAAAAAGTAAATTCATTTAACTCTGACGTTTATTCAACAGCTATCTTGTGGGCTGGTGCTACAACCTGCAACGGCCGTGCGTTTAATGGTGTTGTTGTTACAGCATAATAAACAATAAGCCGAAGATATAGAGAGATTTGACTTATCCACCCCTCTGGTTTTTCTGGAGGGGTTTTTTATTTTTCGATACTTAATAAGAGATGCAGGAAGCAAATAAATGTTGTCGTTGCTTTCTGTGTGGGAGACGTTAATCAAGACCACAAAAGATCAAATCTCCAAACATAAACCATACCTGTAGGAGATTTCTTGCAGGTATTTTTTATTTCAGAATGAGTTCTATAAAGCATGAAGATAGTATTTAATCAACCCATTACACAAATAAAACCAAACACAGCAAGTAAGACTATAAAATATAAAGTAAAAGAAAAAAAGAAGTCTACAGCTGAGTCTCTTAAATATCAAGAAAAAGAGCCTATAGATTTATTTCCAGAGACTATTGATACGTATTATCCATCTATCGAAGAAATGTTTCCAGAATAAACAAAAAAAGATACTTAATAAGTGTATAAGAATAATTATAACAATGAGGAAATAAAATATGTCTCAGATCACATTACCTTGGAGTATGGTATCAGATACAACAAACAACATCAAGGCCAATGGTGTCCATGTAGATGATAACTTCAGCACTCTATTGGATGGTGTAAATGCCAAGTTCAGTCTTGATGGCTCTGATCCAATGCAAGCTGATTTGGACATGAACACTCACAAAATTACTCACTTGGTAGCAGGAACTCAAAACGGTGATGCTATAAACAAAAAACAACTTGATGATGCTATTGCAGATATTGGTTTGGCAACAACATCTCGTACTGGTTCCGTTCAAATTGGCTCAAATATTGACGTAGATGCGAATGGTGTTATTTCTGTTCCAGACGCTACAACATCAGTAAAAGGTGTAGTCCAATTGGGTAGAACAAATACAATAGCAAATGCAGCAACAAAAGCGGTAAGATCTACAATAATTACAAACACCGTACCTACAACAGGAGAAGATGGTGTTATCTATTTTGTCTACGCTTTATAAGAAAATAAGGAAATGGTTCATGTCTATCAAAGTCTCTGTTGTGAATAGTATTTTTGATGTTCCTTCTGATGCTTCACATGGTATTCAAACTTTTATAGAAGGGCAAAGACATCCTGTTGGTGCTGTTTATGCTTCTGTTGAGGGGACTATGAAAAAAATATGGCCAGAACAAAACGCCACCCCAAGTCCTACAGTTGAATATAATTCTCCTGGTACATATGATATAACTCTTGCTCCTGGTTATTATAAATTTACTATGCGAGGTGCTGGAGGTGGAGGAGCATCAGCAGCAACAAACCAATCTTATTCAGCTGCGTCTGGTGGCGGTGGAGCTGCTTATGGAACATTTGAATTATTGCTGAATGTTCAAGAGACTTTTACACTTATTTGCGGGGCTGGTGGTACTGCTGGTAATGCAACTGGTAACAGAGTTCATGCTTATGGTGGCACAGGAGGAACAACAAGTATAACATCAAATCTTCGTGGTACTATGGTGACTTTGAACGGTGGTACTGGCGGTCATTCTTTCTCAGCAAATGGTAATGATCATATAGACCCAACTGCATCTGCTGGAACTGCTGGATCTTATAGTTTGAATTTACCAGCCGGGACAACACAAAGCTTTACAGGTGGTTCAAATGGTACAGCACAAACCAGAAAAAGTTATGCAGCTCAATCAGTTGGTAATGGCGGTACAATAAATGGTGGTTATGCTTATGCTGGACAAATTCCTGGTCAAGGTAGTGCATGGAATGTAGATGGTAGAGCTGGTGGCAATGGTTATTTAAAGATCGAACCAGCTGTGCAATATATTTATACTTCTCCAATAACAACAACTATATCTCTAGATCCTGGTAATTATTATTTTGAAATTGTTGGTGGAGGTGGTGGAGGCCTTGGTGTTACCGGTGCTTCTCATTATGCTTATGGTAACGGTGGTGCTGCAGCTTCTGGATCTGGGTATTTTACAGTATCTTCTACAGGTAATTATAACATACAAGTTGGTTCTGCCGGTGCTGGTAATTCTGCTTCTGCGGGAGTTACGGCCGTTGGTACACATGTTTCAGGTAACGGCACAGAGTCATATATACGTCGTGCATCAGATAATTTCAATATTGTAACCTGTGGTGGCGGTACTGGAGTTTCTTGGCACTATGATGGTTCTCAATCTGGAGGAGAATATTTCAATTATTTTGGTCAAGGTGGTACATATTCTACAAGCCTATCTGGAAATTATACTTTGGCAAATGGTGCAAACGGATCTGGTACCTATTCAGGCGGCGATTATGAATTCAACTTTCCAAACAACCCACCAGTATATTTTTCAGTATATGGTATAGGTGGTTATGGAAGACGTTTATACGGAACAAGTACAACATCATCAGAAGATCACAATGGGCACGCTGGTGTAAATGGTATGTTGAAGATATATAAAATCGGTTAAGAGGTAAAAACATGAGAAAACATAAAAGAAGCTTGAAAAAACAAATAAAGCGTTGTTGGCATCTTGTTTTCCTTTTTATACCAAACCTTATGTCATTATATCAGGTTTTTTATATAGCACACACAAAAGACTTAAATAGAGTTGGAATATATCAAAGTTCAGTAGTCCTTTTGGTGAGTATTACAATTGCTACTTTATATACAATTTATCTGTTCACCCAAAATGACAGACTGAATTATAGAGGTAAAAAATAAAATGATTATAGAGACGCAGAATGTTTTTAACTATGTTCTATATATAGTGATCGCTGTTTTGGGTGGTGCTGTAAGAGTATTGGCCAAAAAAGATAAAAATGGTGATTACGTAAAACCAAAAGGCTGGAATTTTGTAGGCGGTTGTATAACTTCTGGATTTGTAGGTATAATTCTTCTTTATGCTTGCGAATATTTGAATTTATCTTCTTCAGCTACAGGAATGATAGTTGGATGCGGAGCTTTTATTGGTACTGACCTTATCCAAGTAGCTTTCGAAAAATTACAAAAATGGGTCGATAAAAAAATAGAAACAGTTTAATAATATACAAACAAGCACTCAGAGTTTAAGGAGCTTATTTATGTCAGACTTACAATCCGGAACATTATCAATCAGAGGAAGAGCTTATAGACCATTACATGCTACTTATTTGGCATCTGTGTGGGCTGCTCAAAACCCAACACTACAACGTGGAGAAATCGGTGTAGAACAAGACACATTATTATTCAAAGTAGGTAATGGTACAAGTAAATGGAATGACTTGGGATATGCTACAGGTAGTCCTGGCCCACAAGGCCCTCAGGGTATTCAAGGTGAGCAGGGACCAAAGGGAGACACTGGTGATACTGGTCCATCTTTCTCATCTGTAGCAACAATATATAGTGAATTGAATCCATTACCATCTTTTGCTTCAACACCTGCAAATACTGGTTATTATTATCAACATGCAAATGGTGTATATGATGTTTATGTACACTTGGAAGATCAATCTGATTGGTTTATTATTCCAAATTGGGGTGGTTTGAAGGGTGATACTGGTGAACAAGGCCCTCAAGGTATTCAAGGTATACAAGGTGAAACAGGCCCTCAGGGGCAAGTTGGTCCTCAAGGTGCTACAGGCCCACAAGGTCCAAAAGGTGATAATGCTATAAGCTTCAATACTCAACCAGGTATTTATTCAGCTTCAAATCCATTACCTTCATTTGCTTCTGCTTCTGTGAATGATGCTTATTTATTCTTGAACGCTGATGAAACATACAGTCTTTATGCAAAGTGTGAAGGTGGTACAGACTGGACAGTGATTGATAACTATGGTGGAACTCAAGGGCCAAGAGGGGAACAAGGACCACAAGGAAATCCAGGCTACTACTTTATTCCATCAGTAAATGCTTCAGGTGATTTATCTTGGACAAACAATGGCGGTTTACCAAATCCACAAACTCAAAATATCAAAGGACCTCAAGGCGAACAAGGGCCTCAAGGACCACAAGGACCATTGGGAACAAACGCACCAATCGTAACTACAATATCTCCATCATCAACCGATTTGGAAGTATGTAGTGCAAAATGCGTATATGATGCAGTAGGTTATATCGAAGGTTTATTATCACAAATATAATAGGAGTCCTCAATGGGAACAGTAAGACAAGAAGTTGCAAGAATTGAGGAAAATGTTGCAAATGCTTATGCTGCTGCAGCTATAAAAGGTGCAATTCTTCCTGCTTCTGAAACTATCGCAAATTTGGCCAGCACAATAAATACAATACAATCCGCAACCGATTTGAATGATTCTGTTTGTGGATATGAACCTTATTTATCAAAAGTTACCTGTGGTGGGGGATGTGTTCAAAATAATATACCAACACCATCTCAGCCATCAAATATTATATGCAATAATGGTGAGATAAGATTTAATGTCCGCAGCAATATTCCTGATAATCTTGAAATATTGGATAAATTATATTTTACAGGATCTCAATATTCACACGGTGGCGTTGGAGAACCTTATTCAAACATTATAAAAACATCTTTGAATTTGAATGATTTGACTTCTGCAACAAGAGCTACAGACTGGATGAATGTAAAGATTGAAATAGATGCAAAAGTCTATAATCAAAACGAAACACATGATTATCCAGTTGGCAATAGATCGAATTTGTTATTTATGGATGGTGCAAAAGGACTTGATAGTAAAACATATGGCGGTAGCTTGGCTGTTTGTTATTCAGATAATCCATCACATCAGAGTCAGTTTTTTACATATACATACATTGATCATGCTGCTTATCATAGTGCAACAAACAATGAACACAGATGTTTATATACTATGAATTTTTCAAATAGTACGGTAAGTGTATATGATAAAGAGGAAAGTGATTATTTATTAAATACAAGCATAAATATAAGTAAAACATATGGTGAAATCCCAGAAGTAACAACAACACCTTTGAATGTATATATAGGTGGAACAATAACTGGAGCTTATGTAAATGCTGCAAAAATGTATTTATATAGTGTAAAAGTAACTCGTCTTACTGATAATGTTGTTTTATATGATGGTATTCCTGCAATGGATTATAATACCGGGAAGTGTGGTTTGTTTGATAGTGTTTCTGGTAATTTTGATGTTGAAAGTGACGGAACCGCATCACTTATTGCTGGCGATGTTATAAATCCAATATACAATACAATAGGAACACGAGAACAAATACAAGATGTTGTCAATAATACTTCTTCCGTTCTTAATCTTCTTGCTCTTGATTCAACGGTTATAGATACACAAAAATTGAAAGAAGGTATAATAAATCGTCAAGTTGGTATAAAAGTTTTGAATGGTACTGAAACTTGGGGATATACAAACCAAGGAACGTATGGAAATTCAACTTTTGCAAGTACTGATGCTATAATTGATAGAGATTACACAAAGAGATTTGCATATTGTACACACTTCCAAAACACAGAATCAACATCAGATCTTACAACAAATGGTAAAATGTTCTTGGGTGTTTCATCACAAAAGATCAATTTCTGCAATACAAGCTTTACTACTCCTACTGATTTTGCTTCTTGGTTAAGTACACAATACAATGCTGGTACTCCTGTTATTATACTATATCCATTGACAAACGATGTAGATATTAAAGTTCCTGCACAAAATCAATTACAGCATACTCCATTGACACAAATAACTGGTAGTATAAGTAATTTACCAATAGATTCATATAAAGTAATCCAAAAAAGAACAATAGATGTAACTGGTAAATTTACAAATATTGAACATATAGATAAAAACTCTTTCTTTAATTTATTCCAATATGGTTACTCCAGCGGTATAACTTTCATATGGGATGATAATGTTTCCCAGTTCAGACAAAAAACCTATGGCGATTTGGAATTTACAAATCTTAAATCTATGAGTTTAAATGCCTCAATGAATGGTGCTTTTGCTTATACTGCAATAACATCAGCTTCATTCCCAGCCCTTACAGATTTTGAAGGTAGTGTTGCAGCTTATGGAGAAACAACAACAGGTGCTCCATTTCAAAATGCATTTAATAATGCAAATAGTTTGGTAAGTTTATCTTTTGGTGCATTACAGACCATACCTTCAGGAAATGATTACTTATTCTATAAGATAACCAGCAATTGTTATTCATTAACAACTATAAGTTATCCACTGCTTGAAGCAATACTTTGTCAAAGAGCATTTGGTTATGCATTTAATGGTGCAGGTGTTGTTTCTGTAACATTCCCAAGTTTGAAATTTATTGATGGATATTATACTTTTGATAATGCTTTTGCAAACTGTCCATATCTACAAACTGTATCATTTCCTTCTCTTGGTATACCATATTTGGCTCCAGGGTTTCCACAACCACAAATAAGTATTGGCACGTATACTTTTCAAAATGCTTTTTCTGGATGTACAGCCCTTACGGAAATTCACTTCAGGGCAGATGTACAGTCTCGCATCGAGGCCCAAGCAGGGTATTCAACAAAATGGGGTGCAACAAACGCAACTATTTATTTTGATCTATAAGGATGATGTAAAATGAGTGTAACAACAGAAATTCAAAGACTTCAAACTTGTGTAGAAAATGCATATACAGCTTGTGCAAATAAAGGTGCAACAATGCCTGTAACGCAGAATTCAAATGCACTTGCTTCTACAATACAAAGCATAAACTCAGTAGTAAGAGATCAAAATGAAATTGTAAAATATGATCTTGAAGACTATGATGCACAAACCGATGAACTTACAGCAAGACAAGCAGATATTACATTGACTGGTAAGTTTACAGATATTGATGAAATTGTAGATAATGGCTTCAATGGTGCCTTCAAAACAATAGAATCACAAATAAATGGAATAACATACCTACCAAGAAGAAAAATACACGGTGATGTTATATTTACAAAATTGAAGAAAATAAATGGCGTATTTGCTGATGTATTTTATTCATGTGAGTTTGATCAGGGAGCTACTATTTCATTTCCTTCCCTTACTCAAGTTGTTGGTAGTTCGGGATGGTGGGCAGCAAGCAACAATACATCTTTTATTCAAACGTTTAAAAATACAAAAAATATAGGAACAATATCTTTTGGGGCACTTCAGACGCTTGATTTTTCTATGTATAATACTTTTTCTGGATCTGATGCGTCACAAATATTATTTCCATCATTACAAACAGTAACTTCAAACGGAACATTTATGTATAATGCTTTTCGTCAATGTTTGAATCTTACATCAATATCATTTCCAGCACTGACAACAATAAGTAATAGTGATGTATTTTATAGAGCAGGAACAATAGATCCAGCATCAGAAAGTGCTTTTTATAATACTCCAAATCTTGAAGCAATCCACTTCAGGGCAGACATGCAAACAAGAGTAGAAAATTTATCAGGATATTCTTCCGGATTTGGTTCTACAAATGCAACTATTTATTTTGACTTATAATAACAAAGGAAAGAAAATATGAAAATAAAAATGTCTTATATGGTAAAATTCACAAACGGTACAGCAGCATGGTTCAGAGCTGGAACAGAAGCTCCTACTCGTGATGTTGAATCAGTAGAAGAACGCCCAGTATTGGTTGCAGATGAAGGTATGTTGCTGAAAAACAAAAATACTGGTGAAATCTGTGAAAGCATCTGGTTAAGAGATACCACAGAAGAAGACTGGGAAGAAATTGAAAAAGAACAAGAAGAACCAGAAGAAAAATAGATACTTAATAATTGTATAATAGAAGAATCAGGTTTGTAAAATGAATAAAAATACAACATCCTACTGGTGCAAAGAATTTCGTAAAGTAAAGAATTCTCCTGCTTATCAAAAATGGCATAAACAGGCGGTAAAACTATCAAAAATGTACCGTAATCAAGCAGCAGAAGCAGAATCTGATGATTATAGCACCACTCGTAAAGCCAAATACAATCTTCTTTATCGTAATATCAAGGTAAAGATGCCTTATTTGGTACCATTTATTCCAACAGCAACAGTTACAAGACAAAATCAGGACTCAGATCCAGTTGCTCGTTGCTCTTCAGAAATATTGGAAAGATCTTGTAACAAATTTATTGAAGAAGAATGCTTGAAGCAACAGTTGGATAAAGCCAAGTTGGACTCTGAATTATGTGGTATTGGCCAACTATGGGTAAATTACAGTTTGGATGTAGAAGATACAGAACTTGGACCTGTATTAAAGTCTGAAAACATTGATTTTGAGTACATCAATTGTTTTGATTATCTTCATAATGTTGCATCAAAGAGGGAAGAAATCACATGGGTAGCAAAGCGTGTAAGACTATCCAAGAGTGAATTCAAAAAGCGTTTTCCTGATGTTGATGCCTCCACAGTTCCTTTTACATCCAATACTGATCTTCAATACTCTACAGATGTATGGAGTGAATTTGGTGTAGACAGCCGTGATAGAGGTGCTGATACTATATCTATCTGGGAAATCTGGGATAAGTCTGATAAGAAGATTTATTGCTTTGCTCCAGTTATGCAGTCTGGTGATTTATTGGAAGAAAAAGATTATCCTTATGATATTGATTTCCCATGTGTACCAGAAGGGTTGATGTTTGATGAATTCAACGATAATCTTATTCCAACCCCACGTCATGCACAATGTTTGGATCAATATGAAAAAATCGATTATTTGACCAATGAAATATTTGAAGCTTTGGATCTTATAGGTGTATATGGTGCTTATGATGAATCTTGTGAAGGCTTTGATAAAATATTCGATCCAGATAACAAAAACTCAATGGTAGCTATCAAAGATGCAGTAAAATACATTGAGAAAGGTGGTTTATCTGGTTGTTTGACTTTCTATGACCCAACAGCTGCTATCAATGTTATAAATTCTTTGAATGCTGAACGTGATTTATTGATCAAAGATGTTCAAGGTATTTTGGGTGTTTATGATGTATTGGAAGGGGAAACAAATCCTCAAGAAGCATATGGCACAAACAAACTGAAAGGTACATTTGGAACACAGAGATTACAAGAAGACCAATCAAAAGTTATATTCTTCACACAGGAAATCTTGAAAATCGCTTGTTCAATTATTTCTCAGATGTTTGAACCAGAATCCTTGATCAAAGTTTCTACAATAGATTATTCAACAGAAGACCCTCAATTATTCTTACCAGCTATTCAATTACTGAAAGATAATGGTTTGAGAGATACACGTTTGGAAATCAGCTCTGAAGAAGTAAAAGCATATACAGATGAATCATACAAACAAAGAATAGTTGAATTGTGGAAGGTTGTATTTGAAATGTTGGCTCAATCTGCACAAATGATTCAATCTATTCCAGAAATGGCTATCATCTGTAAAACAGCACTTATGTCAACAGTTCGTGGTTATCGTGTTGGTCGTACTGTAGAAAACTTACTTGAACAGGCTATTGATTCTGCGATTAAACAATATCAACAAAATCAAGCAGGCAAAGGTCCATCAGTAGAAGATCAAATTGCTCAAGCTGAATTGACAAAAGCACAAGCTCAAGCAAATAAAGTTCAAATAGAGGCACAAAAAGCGGCTGCTGAATTGCAATTGAAAGGTACCCAGACAAATATGCAAGGTCAAATTGAAGCAGCAAAATTGAACGCACAAACAGAAAAACTTCAAGTCGAAAAAGATAAATTATTGAAAGATATGGTTATCGATGCACAAGAAGTTGAATTGAAGCAACAAGCTGAAGAACGTAAACAACTTGAAACTGAAGCAGAAATAGATTTGGCATACAGAGCATTTAAACAAGGTCAATCAATGCCAACAATAGGTACAAGAGCATAATAGGAGAAATAAATGGGATCATCACCAAAAATGCCTTACTATGATGAATATGAGGCACAGAAATCTCAAGATAAAGTAAGGGAACAAGCCAGACAAGACCTTTATAGCAATTATCAATCTGGTCTTGGTGGTTATTCTTGGGATCCTGAAACAAATACTATAAAAGTAAATTATAACCAAAATGACCAAAATAGACTTGCACTGATTGGTTCTGGTATTGCAAATTTAAACATGAATCCAGATGAGGCTACTCAGGCCTATTTTGATAATGCAATGAGTAACATACAACCTCAAATTGACAGATATAGATCTCAAGTATCTTCTGATTTGATCAATAAAGGTATTCCAATTGGTTCTCGTGCATACAATCAAGTCCAAGAAGAAGTCGATAAAAATGTTTCTCAGGCTCTTGAAAATGCTTATGTACAATCTCGTTCTCAAGCATTATCCGACCTATCTGCACAAATCAATAACATCGGTGGCGTACAATCTCAAATCTATCAACCACAAGCTTATGCAGGTATTGGTGCTACTGGATTACAAGATCTATACAATAATAAATTCCAGTCTGATATGGATATTTACAATGCCAAGATGGGTACAAGAAATAGTAAAGCATCATCTATAATGGGTGGTATAGGTACAGTAGCTGGTGGACTTATTGGTGCATACTTTGGTGGACCAATGGGAGCTGCCGCAGGTTCTTCTCTTGGTGGTGCAGCAGGCCAAACAGCCGGAAATATGGTTTCTTAATGGAGTAGTAAAATGAATCCAAATGCTATGAATATAAATTATACAACAAATTCAAGTCGTCAATATCCAACTCATAGAGTAACACGTACCATTGCTCAACCAATAGTTGTGTCTCGTGAAGATTTGATAAAGAATTTGGCAGGTGCTACTGATGCATATAAACAAGCCATGTTGAGCACAAGGGATGCCGGTACAGCTGTTGGTAGTGCTGTAGATGATAAAATGGTCGAAAAGATGTTATCTACTCCACAAAACAAAGGCCGTCTTGAATCTGAGTTACCTATCGAATCTGCTTTGATGGGTGGTTTGTTGAAGGGCTTCCAAGCATACAATACAGTAAGTAACATGAAACTTGCTCAAGAAAAAGAAAACTATCTGAACATGTTGAAACAGATAGAAATGGAAGATGCTATGAAAGCTCGTGAAGAAGCCGCAGCAGCCAAAAATGCAGAATTGAATAAAGTTACTATAGAAGATACTCAATATACTGATCCTGTTGAAGGTGGTGGAATCCAATATGGTATATATAAAAATGAAAAAGGGCAAACAGTAGTATCTTCTCCTTTGACAAATTTCCGTACAGACCTTGAAGATATTGGTACAAGATTTGATAGTTCTTTCAAAAACATTGATGAAATGCAAAAAGATTCAACACGTTTTGGAAGATGGAGAACCAACGCTATGTGGGGTTTGGGAGTTTCAGATGCAGAAAAACAGGCTCGTGATGATTTTGAAGCTTGGAAAGGCTCTATGAAAAACGTCTTGGTAAATGCAAATAGACAAGCTGGTACTGGATCTATGTCTGATATGGACGCTGAACGTTTCGAACAAAAGATTGGTGAAGCAAAAACACCAGCAGAAGCAAGAAATATTTTGGACTCATTTGAAGCAAAAATGTTACAATCACCAGTACAAGATTTGAGAAATGCATATAGTGGATATTCAACACAAAACATGACTCCTGTTGATGTAGCAAACAAATATGGTGCAACAATCGTACAATAATAATCAGAGGACCAATAAATGAGAATACAGACTTGGGATAAAAAAGTTTTTGATGTACCTGAAGAAAATTTGGAAGGCTTTCTACAGGACTATAATAAAGCTACAAACTTTGATCCAGCAACATTGAGTGCAGATCCAAACGTAAATCCTGAAAGAGGTACAAACTTTGGTGGTGGTGCACGTGCTTTTGCTCAAGGCATTCCTGTTATTGGTTCTTATGCTGATGAAGCAGAAGCATATGTAAGATCTTTGATTGGTGATAAAAGCTATGATGAATATTTGAAAAACGCCAGGGAATCTACAGAGGGTGCTTTCAAAAACATGCCAGAAGTAGCTTATCCTTTGAATATCGGTGCTGGTATTGCTGGTGAGGCTGCTCTTGCTGCATTGACTGGTGGTGCTTCATTAACTCCTCAAGCTCAAGCTGTTATGGGGGCTGCTTATGGTTATGGAGCCGGTGAAGGTAATATTGAAAATAGACTTGCAGATGCTGCTATAATTGGTGGTGCCTCGGCTGCTCTTCCAGTTGCTGGTAGATATTTGGTAAAAGGCGGAAAAGCTGCAATCACTGGAGGAAAAAACTTTATCACAAGACAAGGTGAAAAAATAATTGAAAAGAAAATACCAAATACCATCCAAGCCTTGAAGAGAGTAGCTGATCCTGAAACAAGTAAAGTAGCCTTGTATACCAATCCAAAGGGTGAAAAAAACATCAACATCCTTTCCACTTTGATGGGTGAAGCTGATGATTACGCAACACAAGCAAAAGTAGCAACAGAACTTGTAAAAGAAACACCAAAGAACGCTGGTTTATATAATTCTGAAATAATGCAGGGTGTAAACGATTTGGCAAATATAGGATGGAAAAATCAAATAACAAGTGCCATTGATGATGTTGCATCTGGTATAACAAATCAAAACGATAAACAAATCCTTTCAAAAATAGCAAGCAAATTATCAAAAGCAACTCAAACAACAATTGAATCAGCAGATGATGCTCTTGAAGAAGTTGAATTGAAAAATGTACGTGAAATTGTAAATTATGCTATCAATCAGTATGGTAAAGGATTAACAAAAGAAACAAAAGATTTACTTGAAAAGAGAATGATTACTGAAGGTATGGCAAAACGTGTTTCAAATAAGTTGGTAAATAAACCTCTTGCTGATAGTGCAAAAATCCCTGGCTGGATGGAGGTTGGTGGAGACGTTGCACTTGGACTTATTGGTAACGCTTTTGGTGGTCCTGGTGCTGGTTTCTTGGCTGTAGCTGGTAAAAATGCTTTGAGAGGTGGAACAAGCAGTGCTGCAAAGAAATACTTGATAAATAAAGCCACAACAAATGCCACACAAAACGCAGTAAAAACAGCTCAAAACGCAGCAGCAAAGAATCCTGAAGTTGGACGTAAGATAGTTGGTGCTTTGTTGGAAGGCAAAGATGTATCACCAGAAATGATAAAACCTTATTCAAAACCAGCAGTTATCAATCAGACACCAATCAAAACAATACAAAAGCAAGATTCGATGCCTACAAGATTTTATAAAGCGTTGAGGTATTATCCTACAACATATCAACAACCAATAATGCAAAGTTTGATACAATAAAAAGAATCCCAGTCAAAAGCTGGGATTTATATTTAATTGTTTTTATATGCTGAATCAAACACCCAATCAACAATTTTTGTAAAAGCTTTCCAAATACCTGCACCAATAAGTGGAGATAAAAGTAATAAAATCAATGTTATCATGTTGTTGCCTCTTTTGTTTTACATTACTATAATAACAAATAAAAATAGAAAGTAAAATTAAAAAGTCCCAGAGGTGATCCAGGACTTATAGTACAGAGATATAAAACAAACCCCCTCATCTGATCAAGTCTTGTCGTATAATGACCAGACTACACAGCGTCTACACGCCCATACCTCCTTCATTACCCGCAGGTTTTATTTTACCTTTTTATTATGCTGTTTTTTAATTCTTTTGTCAACCTTTTTCTGGAATGTAAAATTCTTTGGTAATGAAACAATTGGAGAAGGAAAAGCAGCACTCAATGAAGAAATGTTATTTGAAGTCGAGTCCTTTTCCTCGATCTTATTTAATTGTTCTCCAGAAGCTTTGGTACTTTCCCTTTTTATTTTCGCTTTATTTTCGCTCCTGATGCATTTTATTTTGAATTCAAGGTCTCTACACTTTACTATCAGTTTATACGCTTCTACGGTCAAAATAATGCATAATACGAATAGAATAATAAGTCCTACTATCATTTCAAATCTCCTATCTTTGCACAAATTATTGGATCACGACTTAAAAAACATTCTGGCGGTACATCTTTCAAAGCAGGATAAAGTAAAAATCCCAACAAAATAGCACAACCAATTATGAACAACCAAAAATCTCTCATTTTATGTCTCCAGATTCTTCTACCAGCTCTTTCAAATAGTCAGAAGCTTCTTTGTTCAAACCTTCATCAGCCAGTTGTGTTATGATCTCATCTCTTAAATCACTCAACCACCATTCACGTCTTTTTACTTTATATAATTCACGATATTGTTGTTTTTCAGCTTCGGTTATCAAATTATTTCTATCCAACCATTCAAACAAACAAGCTTGAATATCGTTGAAGTTGAATTTGGCCTCTACATTCTCTTCTTCGGTAATTACAACAGGTTTATCAAGTCTTTTACCATCATAGAAATTTGTTACAAGAGCCATTACTTTACATTTATGCAGTGGTACTCTGGCTTTATATTCCAATTCTTTATGTTTATCAATATCAGGCACAATACTCTTCGTCATCATACCAAGAAAAGGGAGAGAGAAGTATTTGCCAAATTGTTTCATGCGACTTAATTGGAATTTGGCAGACTTTTCATTTTGAATTTTATAGTTTTTATCTTCCAGTAATACAAAAAATCTATCATCTTCCAAATATGTAGAATCAAAATCTGTGAACCCATTGACCATCCATTCGCCATCGATAAATCTTTTATATTTGGCTTGGGTGTTTTTATAGTGATTACTTCCATTATTGAATCTCATCTTATCACCTCTTATTTGAATAGTTGTTGACATTCTTGTACTTCACGTTTTGATAGCCAGAATTTATTATTTCTTTCTACACCACCCCAACTATCTCTTGTGAATAAATCGTTACCAATGCGTAGATTCTGATAAGTGTCAAAGATGAAATCTATTAAGTCTTGGTCATTATTTGCGTCTACTGAAAACTTTGTATACTCTTTACCATCTCTACCACGGACCTTTACTACAGTCTTTTTATCATCAGAAATCAAAACAGCAGATCCAAATTCTTTTCTTTTTACTACCGGTTCAGCTTTCTTTGGTGCAGCTGGTAGATCATGGTCATTTTCATAAGCTTCAATTGGAATTATAAATGTTGCGAAATCAGGAATATTATTTGTCATGTTATTGCCTTTTGTTTTTTTTGTTATTTTTCCATCGCCTTTATTTGTTTTGAATTGGGAGAGAGCAAGAGACAAAATAAGGCAATAGTGTAAAACAAAACTCTTGCTCTCATAATAAATAGAACTCATTCTGAAAAAATTTTTATCTCGGAATGAATTTTATTTTTAAAAGGGTGTTGGTGGTCTTTATGTTATCCAAGATTCAATCAAGGTTTCCAGAGTCTTTATACTGCGAACACCCCACACAGTTTTCTTTTCTATTACTTCTTCTCACACATAACTATTATACAAAATTTAATGTAAGATGCAAGTTTAATCAAAAGGTAACTCAACATCATTTAATACATCAATTTCTACTTTTTGATTTGGTTTATTTTGTTTTTGAGCTTTTTCTTCCCAGCACTTTACTTGATCTTTCACGTTTTGGTAAGTCTTGTGTGTGTAATGAGTATTTTTCTCTTCAAAGATCATATTTATCATTATATCCCACACAATCTGATAATCATAAGCATAAGGAGAAACACTATCCCAAAACAACCCAATCTTTCCACCCATGTTTTTCAGTTGCCAGTGACTCTTTCTCCAAGCTTCTGAAAAAATAGATTGTTGGCTTTTGGCGTAATTTGGAGCTTTGTACTTTTCCTTTACAATCTTCTCCTTCAATTCATCAAAAGTCAAAGTATCAACCATTTCTCTTGTCAATATCTTTTCTTCTGGTTTATTTCCTGTGTCCCCTGAAACTCCTACAGTCCCTTCTTCAACAACCTCAATCTTTGAATAGGCTTCTTCTTTCTTCTTCTGATTTTCTGGGTTATTTGGATCAAACTGCTCAGCAAATTTCTCTATCTTCCTCTTCTCTACTTCCTCAGGCTTCATATAGTTTTTATATTCAGCTGTAAATTCATCACGTTTTTCAGGATATTTTACCCACTTTTTGATATATTCCCAAGTGTATTCATCAGTATTAAATACCAAAAACTTATCTTTGAATGTCTTTTGAATCTTTATACCATTTGGGGTCTTGGAAAAAATTACAGTATCATTACCATCCTTCAGCACATCCCCAAGAGTAGACTTTGGTAATTGCTTCCAGATGTTTTTTGATATTTTCATTGTTAATTGTTCATTTTCAAATACATAATCATAGTTTGTTTCAGATATTTTAATCATTGTTTTTCTCCTTCTTAAAATGGTATTTCTGAATTGTTTTTTGTTTTTGATTGGCTTATTTTATTATTTTTTTCTTGTTTTCGTATTGCGATTTTTGGCCAGTCTTCTTGATACACGTTCCACATAGCTTCCATAATATCTTTCATTTTCTCTTCTGATATTTCTGTTTCAGTCACATGTGTATTATTAACATTCTTTTTTGTTTTATAAGATTGCGTCAAAATACCATCTTTATATTGATATTCTCTCTCCCACCCATTTGTTACGATTTTACATGGGCCTTTTTTCTTTACCACCATATAAATAAAATCAGGGATACCTTCACAGTTTATCCAAATATTGAAACCAAAAATTGTATGTTCTGGGTCTTTTGCGTTATATTCAAAATCTTCAGAAAATATATATAGACTATTGAGTTTTTCTGTTTTTATCATTGTTTTTACCTCATTGTTTTTGTTTTGCCGTTGATACTTACCTCTTGCAAAATCGGCTGGGAGTGGCGAGGTGAGGTATAGTATCAAAAAACGCTTACCACTCCCAATAACAGACTTTTACATCCATTACGATAATATAGAACCCTGTTACGAAAAAAAATATATCATCTACGAAATAGTTTTTCAAGTTTAATATTTCAATACAACATCAAACAAGTGGCTTTTATGTTATCCTGTAAAAAGAAAGTAACAAAGAAAAACTTAAATATATTTGGAGGGGGGAGAGACAAGTACAAATCCCAAGTCCGAAATATAAATCCCAAATATAAATATAGGGGGGTTGGATATAAGTGTAATATAAGTTCGATGTAAGTTCAATATAGGTTCAATGTAAAGACTCTTCCCTCCCAAAACCCAACCAATTTTTTTATCATTTTCTTCTCTTTCAAAATTGGTTCTATATAACAAGGTAGGGATGATATAAAACCTCTCCCCCCAAAACCAAACCAAAGGAAATAAAAACAAAATGATTGATATAGAAAAAAGAATACTACAACTCTACCAAACAGGAGAAAGGGAATTTTCAAGATTTATCAACATGATTGGAAACAGAGAGGATTTTATAAACTCTGGTACAACAAGAACAAAAATACTGGAGAGTGCGATAAAAAAACACAATCTCAAACTGATCAAAGTAAATAGGGGGCCGACCCGTGAGGAAAAGGAAAGGGTATTTATGGACCTTTATATGGGCGGTGTTCGTAAGATAGAAGATTATATGTGGCACCCAGATTTTGTTAAGTGGGGTTATAATGCTTTTTTACGTCAGGTTGATAAGTATGATTATAGAGACCTTATCTTCCCTACAAGACAAGAATTTCAGGCCATGAGGAGAGAAGAATATAGAAAAATTGTATGGTGTAGATGGTTATTTGATGAAAAAGATGATAAAATCTACGATATAGAGGATATAGATCAAGCTTTTTACAATCGTTTTGGTCCAAATGGCGGGGGTTCTTTTTCTTTGAAGGCCCTTGATATCAGAGAATGGATTGATAATTATGCAAAATACTTCGGTCTTGAGGGGCAATCAGAAAAGAAAATAAAACTCGCCTTCAAAAGACTTACCAACTGCTGGGGTGAACAACATAGTGACGAATTGACCATATTCAAAAGCTATCTACATAGAGTGGTAAAAGAAAAGAATATTAAAGACTTTTTGTTTGATGAAGATGAAAAGAAAAAAGATGAAGCAAAGGATCCTGATAATTTTGAACGAGAACCCGATTTTTTTGACCGTACAGAGGAATTTGATGGGGAGGATGAGTAGTTATAGCCTGAATGCATTTTTTTACAAACTGGGGCAAATTTGAAAGATTTTTATTAAACTTGTAAATTTTTATTAAATATAACATAATACAAACATGAGAAGAAATACTATAAAATCAGAAAACGATCTTCAAGTTCAAGTTGTAAATCTTCTGCGTAAACACAATTTTATTCCTATTCAGACAGATGCGGTTGGTCCAGCTTTGCATTTTATACCAACAATAGAGGGGCGAATCAGATTTACTCAATGGTCAAAAGCTCGTGGGTGGTCGAAGGGTATTCCTGATCTTGTGGTTGTGCATAGGACTGGGGTATTTTTCATCGAGCTTAAGGCCCCGACTGGAAGATTATCACCTGAACAAAAAGTCTGGAGAGATCGTTTAATAGCAGAAGGGTATAATTATTTTTGCTGGAGAACTATTGAAGAATGCCAAGAATTTATTATATCAAAATTAAATAAATAGGAAAAAGAAAAAAAAGATACAAAAATTTTTCAAACATAGTTCTATTATATTATGAGAGCTGGTTTTCGAACTTTTAAGCCATTTTGATAATACCTTTACCAGCTCTCACCAAGTTTATGCAGGTACCAATAGATTTACGTAAGTTTATTGGATTGGAGACGAAAGCGGGGATATGTAAGTAAGCTCGTTCTACCTGCCCCCAATACAAAGAGGAAAGAATAATGAGTTTTGATCCTTTTACAACATATGACGGAACAAGTATAAATAACGAACAAGAGCTACAAGACTGGATGGAAAAGAACAATAAAAGAAATGTTACAGAATCAGTAGAAGAATTGGAAAAGAAAGAAAAGATTACAAAAGAAAGACAAGAGAAGGAAGAATTTGAACAAGCGAAAAAGACTATAAGAAGACTCAATAATTCAACACTCAATTTATCAAGACGTAAAAAAGATAGATCAGTAAAATCAAATATAAATCTCCGTGGTATAAGAAATAAAGAAAAGAAAATCAAGCAACTTACAAAACTTGAATCAACAAGAACGTTTTAACAAGAAGGAAGACATATGAATTTAATACCTTTACACGATATTATTATTATTGAAGAACATGCAGACCAAAATAACTTCTCTGTATCTGAATTATCCAAAGGTACAGTGATAAAAACTGGTGTAGAAGTGCCTGATTATATTAAAGAGGGTTGTATTGTCTATTTTTATAAAGGAAACAACCGCAAAATCGACACTCGTTACAGTTATATTTTTGGTGAAGATGCTTTATTTGTAGAAGATGGAGATGATAAATAATGGCAGATTTTGATTACCGTGATGATATGGATTACGAAAAAAGGTCTCAGTTCAGATCTCAAATGCCTCATAGATTGGTCTTTCGTTTGTGCTATAACAAGACTGGATCATTGAAAGCCAAAAAACACTTATATGATCTTGTGCCTTTTATGGAAATCAATACTGGTGAACTGACTCTTACAAGACTTAAACCAGGCCATAAAATCTATTATCAGGACTCATATGAAGATTTTGAACGTAACTTCACTTTTTCAGACTTTCAAAACAAACAATATGAACCAAGCGAATTATCTGATCTATACCCTTGGAAAGAAAAATTCAACCAAATGTACAGAATGTTTCGACCAGGTTTTCCAGATGATATTCAATTTGATGAAGAACAGTTGATTTATGATTTTGCTGTTGAGATTTCTCCTGATGATACATGTAAATTATTGGGAAGGGTTTGGAAGGATAAAGAAAAACAAAAGACTCCAGAACAACAAAAGATTGAAACTCTTGAACAACAAGTCTCTGAATTGACTGGACTTTTGAAACAACTATTGGATAACAAATAAGAAGGAAAGATATGAAAATTGATAAGAAAACTCAAAAACAGGTAGATTTGGTTGTAGGGACTCTTGGGCCAAAAGGAAGACTTGTAACTATTGACTATAAAAACAATGAAGCTGTCTGCACAAAAGACGGTTTCTCTGTTGCTTATAAAATCCAAGACCCAACTCATATGTTCAAGCTTTTACGTCAGGCCAGTAAGAAACAAGTAGAAGAAACAGGTGATAGTAGTACATCTGTTATGCTTTTGGCCTCTGAGATGGTAAAAAGACTTGATAGAAAAGACTTACCGAAACTGAAAAATCTTATTGGTTGGATTACTGCTACTATTGATGCTGAAAGAATGCCTGTAGATGTTGAAAAAGACTTATTTAATGTAGCTATGATTCCTGCCAATTCAGATGAAGAAATTGCCAGACCTATTACAGAAGCTATAAAACATAATGGTGTAGATGGTCACTATATTATTGAAGAGAAGTTTGATGCAGGGATTGAATACGAACAATTGACAGGTTACTATTTGAATTTGGGTATGTCTGATCCTTTCTTTGCAAATACAGCTACTGGGTCTTGTGTTTTTTCTGATCCAGTTTTCTTTATTAAGGACCAAATTACATTATCAGAATTATCTATCCCAGCCTCTCAAGCAGCACAACAACATAAACCTTTGGTGGTGATTGGGAGTTGTTCTGAAGAGTGTGTAGATGCCATGAAACAAAATCAACTGAAGGGAATTGGCTCCTATGTACATATTGATACTACATACTTCCCTCAAAATAAAAAAGCTGATTTATTCTTGGATCTACAGACTCTATCTTCTTGTGTAACCAAAATTGACATAAGAAGACACGCTACACTGATTGAATTCAAAAAGACCAAAGAATTATCAGCCTATATCCAGAGATTGAAGAAGTCTGACAAAAACTCTGGGGAAGAAAAGAACCAAGTGAAGGAAAGAATTGCACGTTTTGAGTCCAAGATCTGCAAGATAAAGGTTGGTTCTGATTCTGTAGCTGGTTTGTCGGAAAAGAAAGATCACGTTGAAGATACTATTCTTTCCACATTATCAGCCCTCAGAGAAGGATATGTTCCAGGTGCAGGTTATGAATTATACAGAATATCCAAAGAACTACCATGGAAATACCGTAAAATCTTCTCATCAGTTTGGAGAAAGGTAGGAAGGATTATACCAGATGACACTATTATTGATTCTGCAGCTTGTATTAAGTCTCAAATCAAAAACGCATTTGAAGTAGCTTCCTTGATCCTGAACTCTCAAAAGGATTATATATCTGTGGAGAAGTAAGATGTTGAAAAAGCCTTTGTTTGATGTATTGACTTATGGTATGAGAGGGTATGATGAAGAGGCTCAAGTAATAGAAAAGACTCTACCTCATCTTATTATATCAACAAACAAACAAATACTTACAGATCATAAACGTTATTGGGCTTTGTTGGAGATAAATGATGGTACTGCAATTATGGATCATATAATAAAAGATCGTACATGTTGTAATCCTGAATTTATCTCCCAAGTTCTCAATTATGTTTTTCAGAAGGCTTCTATTTGTAATGTTTTTATAGAGGTAGAGAATATTCCATCAGTCAGATTTACAGAAGGTCTTGGATTTGTTTTTACAGGTATTTTACGCCAAGATCCAAGTTATTTATACATTTATTCTATGACTGCAGACGAGTACTATACCTCGAAGTGGGCTGAATATTTATAATGATTGCAGATGTTATAAGTAGATTACTGGATAAAGGTGTTATAACACAAGAACAATTGGATAGTAAAGCAGGCCGTATCCAATCTATAAATAATGCTTTTCACCAAGATTCACCTATATTAAAAGTCTTATTGGTGGGTGGATCTCGTAGTAGTAAATCATTCCGTAGTGTTGATAAGGTAGTGTCCAGAGCTGTTCTTTATCCTGGTTCTCGTCATCTTATAGCTCGTCAAACATTCAATTCCCTGAAAACAGCCATTATACGTGATACCTTCCCAAAAGTCCTTCAAATCAAATACCCTGCTCTTTATAAAGCCTGGATGGGAAATGGGATGAATTGGGGGGAATCTATCTTTACTCTTCCCAATGGCTCTCAAATAATCTTCCGTGGTATTGGTAATGAAAAAGACGTAGAAAGATTGTTGGGTACTGAATTTGCTACCCTTTTCTTTGATGAATGTTCTGAAATCAACTTCTTATCAGTCCAGAAGCTTCGTACACGTCTTGCTCAAAAGGTAAAACACTATAAGGAAGATAAATTCTGTAAGTTGATGGAGATTGATGTTCTGAACCCTACTACAAAATCTCACTGGACTTATAAAGAATACCATGAACATATAAACCCTCTTGATCCTGAAATAAAACTTGATCCAACTGAAATGATCTCTGTTACGTTGAATCCAATTGATAACATAGAAAATATCGAAGAGGATTATATAGAAAAAGTCCTTATGAAGCTTCCAAAATCAGACCAACAACGCTTCTTATTTGGTCAATATGGCAACGAGGTAAGGGGCTCGATCTTTGGCCCTGAACTCAATAAATACCCAGAACATGTAGGAAAATATGAGGTAGTTCCCCAGTTTGAGACTTTTGCTGCATTTGACATCGGGCACTATGACTCGACTGCTATCACTGTTTACCAATACTATAATAATCGTTGGAGATTTGTAGATTGTTATGAAAGAAGCATGGAATCTTGGCCTTTCTATAGAGATTGGTTGAGAAGAAATTACCCTCAAATCAGACGTTTGGTATTCCCTCATGATGGTGATAATACTGAATGGTCTATGGGAATTACAAGAAGAGCCCAAGCAGAGAAGGATGGATTTCAAGTCTGGATAGCCCCAAGATTGAAACAAAACGAACAAATTGATATAGCACGATCTGAACTGAAAAACTGCTATTTCAACAAAGATACTACTCATAGACTCATCGAGTGCTTAAACTCGTCTATTTATGATTATGACCCAATAAATAGTGTTTGGAAGAGTGAAAAACTGAAGCACGATGAATTCTCTCACATGACATCAGCCTTTATTTATTCAATTACTGGTATGAAAAATGCTATGGAGTCTGAGAGATTTGAAACAGAAGAAGAACGTAATAAGAGAATCTATAGAGAACAACAAAGACTTATCCAAAATGAAATTGAACATGATTTGGATAGAGTGCTTGATCCAGGAATAGATCTTACAAGAACAAGAAGAAGATAAAATGAGCAAAAAACCAATAGTCAAGAAGGATATTAAAGACTACGTAAAAGAATTACACACCAACCGTAAAGTGCGTAATGCTGATAATGTAGAAAGAGATATAGATTGCTTGATTGTAGAGCTTACACAGTCTTTGCACAACAACATTGATAATATGGATCTTGAACTTCGAGTACAAACCCTCGAAACAATTGGGAAGATTTCTATCGGATTGAAGAAGCAAAAAGTAGAAATGTTGAAGGCAGATAACGAAAAAAGAAAGTTTGATTTGATTGATGAATACCGTAATGGACCAAAAAAAGTCGAGCATGAGGACTCGATGACTATTGTACAAATACCACAAGAAGATGCGAATAATTAAATGTATATTGATAACAACTCATTTTTGGCTGAATTGAAACTATCTCAAAAAGAACCAACAAAACAATTATGCATGTATTTTTTATTGATTATACGTGATTTTGTTTATCGTAAGAATGCGTCATATGTTTATAAAGAAGATTTGATCCAAGATATTTTACTGAAGTGCTTGGAAAAATATAAACAATACGATTTGAACCATAAAGATTGTGTTGGTTTTTGGAAATTGGTTATTGGAAGGGATATTATTAAAAAAGTCACAAGAGATAGACAACTGAGAAAGGAAGAGCTGTTTTTTCATTATTCAACCGGTGAAAATGATGGAACTTGGATGACAGATCAGGACATTGAAGACTACAATACCAAGTTTATTCATAAATGGAAGAAAAAAAAGAATACTTAATAGATGTAAAGTTATAAAGAAAATAGGTTGAAAATATGACTTCTTCTATCGTAAATTCAATAACCACCACCCCAAAAAAACAAAAGATACGTGGGGTTGTTCGTAATGCTATAGAACAGGACTGGATAGATGCAAACCCAGTGCCTGATAAAGGTGAAATTGTATATACATCCGATACGAACACTTTGAAAGTAGGTGATGGTATAAATAGATATGTTGATCTTCCTACTATTGCCGGGGGAGGTGGAGGTGGCACAGATAATTATAATGAGTTGCTTAATAAGCCTCAGATAAACGGAACTACCTTATCTGGAAACAAAAGCTCATCTGATTTGGGACTTGCAACATCTGCTCAAGGTGCACTTGCCGACACAGCTTTGCAGCCTGGTGATAATATTTCTGATCTTACAAATGATTCAGGCTTTATCACTGGTATCAATTCTTCTGATGTTACTTCTGCTCTTGGTTATACTCCTGTCGACCCATCTGATTTATCTACAGTGGCAACAACAGGTAATTATAACGATTTAAGTAACAAACCAACAATTCCAGTAGTCCCAACAAACGTAAGTGCTTTTACAAATGACGCTGGATATATTACAGGGATTGATTCTACAGACGTAACAAATGCTTTGGGTTATACGCCAGCTGATCAAAGTTCTCTTGCGACAGTTGCTACTACAGGTGCTTATTCTGATCTTACTGGAACCCCAACCATACCAACAGTAAATGATCCAACCATCGTAATTACTCAAGGTGGTGTAACCAAAGGATCTTTCTCCCTTAACCAAACTACTGGAGATACTATTGCTTTGGATGCAGGTGGTTTGATTGGTGATTTTGTGCCTCAGTATACCACAATGCCAACAGCAGATATTTCTCATGCAGATCAAATAGTACAATATAAGGGTGCAACAGATTCAATATACACCAATGGATATTTTTATAAGTGTGTAGAAGAAGGTGGTGTATATTCATGGTCTCAAGTAAGTGTACAACCAGGGACTTCAGATTATTCAGCCCTTTCAAACAAGCCTTCAATCAATTCTGTAACGCTGACTGGTAACAAGACTTCTGCAGATTTGGGTATTTTATCTGATATTACTCAAGGATCAAATATCACAATAGACAAAACAAATCCATCCAACCCAGTAATCTCAGCAACAGGCCAAGTAAACGCTGATTGGAACTCTACATCTGGTTTATCTGAAATATTGAATAAGCCAACTTTGGGGACTATGGCTGCAGAAAACGCAAATGATTATACTCCTACTTCTGGTTTGGCTACTGTTGCTACCTCAGGATCATATAATGACTTATCAAACAAGCCTACTATACCTGCAGCACAAGTAAATTCGGACTGGAATGCAAATAGTGGCGTAGCACAGATTCTCAATAAACCAACAATTCCATCAGTATATAACCCAACAATAACCATTACTCAGGGTGGGGTTACAAAAGGTTCATTTACTTTGAATCAATCCACAGGGGACACAATAGCCTTGGATGCTGGAGGAAGTGCAATACCATCAACATCTGGCCAAGCTGGTAAATTCTTGACAAATGATGGTACAGACCTTTCTTGGGGAACCGCTACTGTAGTAAACTTTAAAGAATGGGGGGCAAACGAATAATGGCCAAATTTGTAATAGGAACAAACCCAAACCAAGCAGTTCCAGCATTTTTGAAAGATAATGGTACAAGTGGAAGATATGGAGCTACACTGGATAATTTCATTGGTGGTGTAGATAGTAATGGTGCAATAATACCTTTGAATAAACTTCCTTCAATTACTTTTACAGATGTTGAAACAATTGGGGCTTCTGGTTTATCATATGCGTTTTGTCATAAAGCTTTTGAAAACCAATCTACAATAAGCTTTCCTGATCTTACTACAATAAATGGTGCAAGAGCTTGTTATCATGCTTTTGATAATATAGACGCAAGAAACCAATATCAATCAACAGGCACTATAACAGTAGATTTATCAAGTCTTACAAGTATAAATGGTACATCTGCTTGTGAAGGTATGTTTTATCAATCTCAAGCTGTAAGAAATGTAATATTTACAAATTTATCATCAATATCGGGAAGTTATGCATGTAAAGAAATGATGTATAATTGTTCATATATCACAACTGTTTCTTTCCCTGCTCTTACTACAATATCAAACACAAACGCTTTTACTGATATGTTTATGTATACAAATATAACAGCTATTCATTTCAGAGCAGATGCACGCACAACAATAGAAGGACTTGATTTCTACTCTTCAAAGTGGGGAGCTTCAAGTGCCACAATTTATTTTGATTTATAAGGAGTAATATAATATGCCTACTTCAACAACATTATCTACCTTGAATATAAATAAACTTACCAGAGCACAATATGATGCAGCTGTTCAGGGTGGTGTTATTGGTCCTACAGATATTTCAATTATTACAGATGAAGGTTTTGAAGCTATTCCTCAATATTCTACTATGCCAACCGCCTCTGCTGATAATGTTGGAGAGGTTGTACAGTATATAGGTGCTTCTGATGCTACTTACACACACAACTATTTCTACGAATGTATAGAAGATTCAGGGACTTACTCTTGGAATCAAACAAATGTACAACCAGATTATAACACAAACGATTATACAGCTCTTTTGAACAAACCTTCTATCAATAATGTTGTGTTGAGTGGCAATAAAACTACTGGGGATTTGGGTATTATTGAAGATATAGTCCAAGGTTCAAACATTACAATTGATAAAACAGATCCATTAAATCCTGTTATTTCTACTCAAGGACAGGTAAATGCAGACTGGAACTCGAATAGTGGTTTATCTCAAATTCTGAACAAACCTTCACTATCTACAGTTGCGACTACTGGAAGCTATAATGATCTATCAAATAAACCCACCATCCCAGCTGCTCAAGTAAATAGTGATTGGAATAGTAATAGTGGTGTTTCTCAGATTCTGAATAAACCAACTCTTGCAACTGTGGCTACTTCTGGTTCTTATAATGACCTTTCCAATAAGCCTACAATACCAGCAGCTCAGGTCAACTCAGATTGGAATTCTTCTTCTGGTGTAAGTGAAATTTTGAATAAACCAGACCTTTCAGTATATGCTCTTGATTCTGATGTAACAACTATTGAAAGCTATATTCCATCTACAACTTCTTCATCAAACCAACTTGCAGATAAAGCCTTTGTAAACAGCTCTATCTCAAACATGGCAGCAAACTACGTAACTTCTGATGCTCAGGGTGATAACTTTGCTACTCGTGCTGCTTTACTCGCTGGTCCATATTACTATAAAGGTCAGTCTTACACCCTTACAAATAATGACTATGCTTTGGTTGAATCAGATGAAACAAAAAATAATGCAACAACCAGATATATGTATGATGGTGTACAATGGAACTTCCAGTATATAGTGAACAACGCTCCATTTACTCAGGCTCAATTGGATGCTATAAACTCAACAATTACAGTGAATAAAGTCCAGGGGTATGATTCTTTGGTGAGTAATGTTCAATCAGACTGGAATGCTTCTTCAGGACTTGCTCAAATATTGAATAAACCTTCTTTGGCAACAGTAGCTACATCAGGGAATTATTCAGATTTGTCCGGTACTCCTACAATCCCAACGGTAAACAATCCTACTATAACAATCACACAAGGGGGAGTTACAAAAGGGTCTTTCTCACTTAACCAAGCTACAGGTGATACAATAGCTCTTGATGCAGGCGGGGGAAGTGGAAGTGTAGATATTGATAATGTAACAATCACAGAGAATTCATCACAAGAAATCCAAGCTGTAGGAACTGTAAATGCAAACTCTTCAAATGTGTCTGCACCAAATGTCTTTGATTGGGTTGGTACACTTGCTCAATATACATCTCAAAATATAGCTTCTACACATCCAGATTGGGTTTGTTATATTACTGATGATGAGGCACCTGCTGGACATAATGTAATAGCTTTTCAAGAACCAACGGCGGCAAATAATTACACATGGTATAGATTGTATGCAGATGGATGGGTTGAACAAGGTGGAAGATTCAATAGTACAACAGCAACCACTTGGCATGATGTAACATTACCAATAATAATGAGCAATGATAGATACAATGTACAAGCAACAAGTTGTGGATCTACCACATCGGTGGTAGTAGTTAAAGCCGGTCAGAATAACTTTAATACAACAACGACATTAAAATTATTGGCGGATAAAGATGGGGCTAATATAATGTGGGAAGTTAAAGGTATGGCAGCTTAAGGAGAAATAAATGAGCATAAGACAAGGAAATAATATTATCGCTGGTTCTGTTTTGGTTCCATGTATTGTGGTTGATTATGTTGTTGCTGATACTACTGGAATAATAACCGTAGAAACCAACAAAGAACCAACAACAAAAACAGTAAAAGAAGTAATAGGTGGTGCTACTATAGCTGGGACTTGGACTACTGTAGATACAACTCACTATACATTTACCCCTACTACAGCTTCTGATATTCTTTCAAACGCAAACGGATTTTTAATAAAGGTAGCATAATGTTCAATGTAGGAAATCTTGTACCAGCTACTTATATGGGATTTGGAAGCTCAACCCCAGTACTTACACATAACTATATTTGGGCTGCAACATCCAATAGTGATCCATATAAAAGTATATTGGTTTCTACGGATGGTTTGAATTGGACAAAAAAAACAGGTTCATCGTCAGTAAATGAATCATATTTTTGGTTGGAATTTATAGAATCAACAAAAGAAGTTATAAAACTTGCAGGAAATAGTAACACATCTGTTCGTTATAATGTTATTCGTTATAATGTCGGTACAAATAGTGTAACAACATCATCATCTGGCCAATATCCTTTTGGTAATCCAAACAACCCCACTGGTTTTAGTGATCGTGTTACCTTTAATAATGGTAGAAATATGTGGTTGGCAGTAACCAGTGTAAATAATGCATCTTATGGTGGCGTTACTGCTTACAATACTTCGAAATATTTGTCAGGAACAGGTTCAAAATCATCTGCTGGTAAATTACGTTATCAAATGGCTGAATATTATATTACAAACAGTAATTCAACCCCAGTAATTGTTCACGCAGGTTATGGTAACTCAGGTTATTTATATTATCAATCCTCTGGAAATTTTGCCACTGGTAGTTTTTCAAATGTTTGGAGTCAATACAACACAGCCTTAACAAATGCTGGAATAACATCCAATAAAAATGTTATGCATTGCCATTATATGCCAAATGTTGGTTTTGTTTTTATTTCAAAATATGGGCCAGTTGTGTTTAATAATGTAAATAATACTTGGTCAGCTCAAAGAATATGGTCTATTGGTTCGACTTATGGTATCAACCTTGAAATGACAACTTATGAACCTGAACGTGGAAGATTATATTTTATTGGGGATGATGATAGTAGTTCAAGTGGTTTTATAAAAGTTTATTATACAGACGATGGTGTAAATTGGAACACTCTTGGTAATTTATCAAGAGGAGATATAAATCCAAACGGTAGAAAATCAATAGCCGCAGATTATGATAAAGTTATTGTGTGTAGTAATAGTGGACAATATGCTATTTATACATATGCAACAGGAGCTTGGACTTTTAATACAGGCATAACATTCCCAAGTGGAGATCATTTTTATGGTAATGGTTTTATATACTGTTTCCCATATACAAACAATTAAACATAAACACTACAACCAAAAAAACAGATACTTAATAAATGTAAAGAACAAATAGATTACAGGACATAGAAATGACAGCAAAAGAACTTCTTGATAACATATTGACCAGAGAGGGTATGTATAGTAATATCAGTAATTACTTCAACTCTACTGAATTACATGTCCAAGAAAATATAAAGGTTTTGAACTCCCTTTTGGACGAATTGGTTGATACTGTAAATTTTCATGAAATGTTGGAAGAATTTACATTTACAACATACTCTGAATGGGCAGAAGGTACACAATATTATCAAAATCAAATTCCTGTGTATGTTTTAAGTAATGCTATGGATGGTTATCGTTATCAACCTCTTACTTCTGGTATTTCCACTGTTTCTCCTGCTTCTTTGAATTTGAAACCTGGGCAAGATGGTGTAACAGCAGATGGAATTACTTGGAGATGTTTGGGTTCTTGGTGTGAATATCCTTTGGATGAGATGATACCAGACTATAAATCAATCTCTGTAAACACTTTGGTAGATTTTTCAAGACGTTTACCTATGATTGCTATTGATGATGAAGAATGGCAGAAAAGACGTATGTATCAAGTGAAGTCTTATAATGGTTACTTCCAATTGAGAGGGAAACGCTTATTCTTATTCCCTGGATTCAAAGATGGTACACAGATTTCTTTCTTCTACTTCTCAAATCTACCAGTAAAAGATTCAGACGGGGTAAGAAAACAACATGTAACCAATAATACAGATATAGTTATTCTTCCTGATTTATTGTTGACTTTGGGTACAGCTTATAAATGGCAAAAAGACAAAGGGCTATCAACATATCAAGAATTGGAAACAGGCTATAAGAATCTATTGGGTACATATCAAGCTTTGGCCAAGTCTGGAAAAAGAATCAAGATTGGTAAAGGCTCAAGAACACATTCAAAACCAGTACCAGATGGATTCAGTAACAGCGATATAGTAACAGGATTATAAAACATGCCAAGTAAAAAATATCAACAACTTGCAGGTGCTTTCCCTTTGGATCTGAGAAACATCAAATCAGACTCAAAGGATACTTTCTTATTGTCTGCGAAAAATGTTATATGTAGAGATGGTTATATAGAGCTACGTAAACATATAAATAAGGTAGTATCTTTCAATGATCCTGTAGAGTTTTTATATGATTTTGAAGATGCTGGTATTATTGTCGCAGCTACAGATAATACAGTTTATTTGTTGAACCACAGATTTGAATTGATTACATCACAAGACGGTTTTTCTGATGGTAATTGGGTAGGTTGCGTATTTAATCATCGTTTATTCCTTGCAAACTCTCTTGACCCATCTATTATGATTTGGTCACCAGCAGAAAATACTTATAATATTGATACTGTAGATGTAACCGGAGCTGGAACTGTAACCTTCTCCTTCATATCAGTAGTAAACTCTCAATTGGTCTTTGGGTTGGCAAATAAGATGGAATTCTGGTATTTGGCTCCAGGAAATGTAACAGGTCAGTTGTCAGTCTTTGATCTTACTACAGCCATTGGTACTACTCGTCTTGGTGGGCATCTTGTACAAATAACCAATGTTCCACGTGATTCTGGTATGGGTATGCAGGATTATGTAGCTATGTTTACTGATAAGGGTGAAATTATAGTTTATCAGTGCACAGACTTCTCAGATCCAACAAAGATCACTTATCATGGTACTTATTTAACAATGCCATTTATCGGGTACAACTTCATCACCAAATATATGAACGACTTACTATTGATGACTATTGGTGGTGTTACGACTTTCCAAGATGTTGTTTCTGCAGGTGTTTCTGTTTCTACTGATCGTTTATTCTCAGCTCCTATCAATGATTCATGGGTAGAAAACAACTTCAATTTGAATGGTTATAAGTCTTTGGTTGTTCCTCAAGAAGACTTTATCTTGTTCAATATTCCAAAAGCTGATAATAAATTCAATCAATGGGTTGTAGATCTTTCTTCCCATAAATGGTCTTCTTTCAATGACATAGATCCAACTTGTTTCATAAATCATAATGGTAATTTGTATTTTGGTAAGTCTGATGGAATCTATGTATATACAAATGATGGTATTCCTGCTGATCAATATATAGTCTCAGAAATCCAAACATCTTACTCAAACTTTGGAACGATCAACAGTAAAGGCTTCAAATTATTCAATGCTCGTGTTCTTGCTACTGGTGATTTGAACATAAACTATAGTATTTTGAAAGACCTTGAAGATACAACATATTATGATTTCTCAAGTGATAGTGGTTTGGTTCCTTCTACTACAACTGATGACTTCTACTTTGAAATAAATGATGCAGAAATAGATCAGGAACACGAAGATAGATTGGCATATTGGTGGATAGATAACAGTGATTATGATAACTTGCCAGACCATCGTACAGCTTATTGGACCGCTGGTGATGCTTCAAGTTATGCAGAACAAGCCAAGTGGCACTCAGGTACAGGTTATGCCAGAAACTTCTCATTGAGACTTAAGATGAAAACAAACAATATCAGCTATAAATTTTATGATATTACTTATCACTATGATGAATCTACAGGAGCTTTATAATGAATAGAGAAGATTTGATTTTAAGAGTAGATTGTAATTATTCTGTTTCTACATCTTTGGAAAATAAAATTATAAATAGAGATGGAGAAACAAACACAGGATCCATAAAGGTAATTGAACAACCAGAAGTATTGACAGCTGTTGTTCTATCTACAGAGCCTCAAAACAGAGATGTGGAAGAGGTTCAATATCAGTCAAGTGAAATACCACAACAGGCTGACAGTGCTGAGGTTGAGGTTGATAAGGAATTAAAATCAGTTTCTTATAGTACCAAAACACCAAACTTCAAGACAAACGTAACAAATCTTGAAGGCGAAAATATAAAAATCTCTATGGATGAACTTATGGGCGATTAAAACAAAAGGATATAATATGCCAGATAACGTAATTGTAGATGATGTTACAGTAGTTTCAGATACAGATGGTGATTTGGTTTTGAATATGGGTAATTCTCGTGATATGGAACCAAACCCATTCGAAGAAACTGATGTGACAGATGTTGTTATTCCAGAACGCACAGTGATGGAAGGAGCAAACGATATAACATATGAAGTAGAATATGACATCTATCCAATCGATGATGATCAGTTGAAACCTTCTACTCATAATGCAGCAGTTCCAGCCGAAGGTACATTGGG